GTCACGCAGAGATTTTTTGGGTTTGGTGGTAAAGCCAAGTAGTAGGATTTGCTACATGAAACATAAATTAACCTCTCCCAGGCAAGAGCAGATTAAGCGGGCGCGGGCGCAGGCACGATTGATTGTGGAGGCTGATATTCAACCCGGCAAGATGCTACCGCTCGATTATTTACTCATGGTTATCAATGATGAAACCACGGCACCAGACCGGCGTGACCGGCTGGCGATTGCTGCCTGTCCGTACTGTCACCCGCGGCTGATCGAGCCTGAAAAGGTCACCAAAAAAGACCGCCAAGAGGTTGCTGCGGAGACGGCCGGCCGGGGAACGCCATGGGCCGAGGACATTGAGTTCGAAAACCGCGCCCAGTGATGTTGCAGTTCCTCGACCCTCCTACCCCTAGCCCCACCTCTGAAAACGCACCAGCGGGCTTCCTAGAGGCTCCTAGGGGCATCCTAGAGGGCGTCGAGGACTGGAATACGAGCTGCCTGGATTGGGAGGCGCGGCTTTTGGACGGTCGCAGCCTGGTGCCGGACCTGCCGCTGTACGAGGCCGAGGCGGCGCGGGCGTTGCGGGTGTTCAAGCGGTTGCGGCTGCCCGACGTGATCGGGACGCCGACCATGGCCGAGGCATGTGGCCCGTGGTATTTTCCTATCGTGGCTGCGCTATTTGGTAGTTACAACCCGGCGACAAATATCCGGCATATTTCCGAGGTTTTCCAATTAATTCCGAAGGGAAATTCAAAGTCTAGTAACGGCGGTGCCGTTATGCTCACGGCCCTGATAGTAAATCGGCGACCTGAAAGCGAGTTTCTATTCATCGCCCCCACCATCGAGATTGCGGGTATTGCGTATCGGCAAGCGAAGGGAACCATACGATTAGACCCAACTTTAACGGCGTTATTTCATGTTCAGGATCACATAAGAAAGATCACGCATCGGAAGTCGGGGGCCGTGCTGCAAATCAAGGCCGCGGACACCGATGTCATTACGGGGTCAAAAGCGTGTGGAACTTACATAGATGAAACGCATCAATTTGCCCGCAAGAGCAACGCGGCCGAGGTGTTCATCGAGCTGCGCGGCGCGCTGACCAAGCGCCCGGACGGATTCCTGTTTCAGACGACCACGCAGAGCAAGGCGCCACCATCGGGCGTGTTCGCCTCCGAGCTGGCGATGGCGCGCTCGGTGCGGGACGGCAAATGCAGCATGCCGTTGCTCCCGGTGCTGTACGAGCTTCCCGATAGATTGGCGCGCGACGGCGGCTGGCGGGACCGGCGGTACTGGCCGATCGTCAATCCGAATCTGGGGCGGTCGACCAACGAGGACTTCCTCGCGCGCGAGGTTCTCAGGGCCGATGCTGATGGCCCCGCTGCGGTTGCCCTGATTGCGTCGCAGCATTTCAACGTCCAAGTCGGAATGAGCTTGAGGGCCGATGGTTGGGCTGGTGCCAACTACTGGAGCCGCGGCGTCGAGGAAGGACTCAGCCTCGATGCGGTGCTTGCGCGCTCGGAAGCGGTTGTGGTGGGCATTGACGGCGGCGGGCTCGACGACCTGCTCGGCATTGCAGTGGTTGGACGCGAGAAGGGCACCAAGACGCACCTGGCATGGACCCACGCGCTGATCTCGCCGGAAGGGTTAGAGCGGCGCAAAGCTAATACGTCGGTATACGAAAGGTTTCAGGCTGACGGCGATCTAACCATTGTCGAGGAATTGCCGGATGACATTTCGGCTGTCACAGAAATCGTGGAAAAAGTTAAAGTCGCGCGCAAACTCGCCGGGGTCGGTGTCGATGCCATTGGGATTGGCGGAATTGTTGACGCGCTCTCCTCGATCGGTGTCACGCAAGAAAACAAGCTCCTGGCGGGCATACGCCAAGGCATCGCGCTGATGGGCGCCATCAAAACCGTTGAAAGGAAATTGGTGGACGGTTCGTTCAAGCACAGCGGCCAGGCAATGATGACTTGGATGGCCGGCAATGCGCGCATCGTGCCGACGGCGACGGGAATGAGGATTGCGCGCGATGATTCCGGCTATGGCAAGATCGATAGTTTGATGGCGTTGTTCAATGCGAGTGCATTGATGGCGACGAACCCCATGGCACAGAGTCGGCCCGAGGTTCGTCTGTTCTTCGCCTAGCGCGGCGGCTGATTGGGCGGCTGCGGCTTCGGCTGGTTCGGATTCGGATTTGGTTCGTCGGGTTTGTTCGGGTCGTTTCCCATTGTCGTTGCCTCATGTTGTTACATCTTGCGTGTAACAACAACGCAGCGGCCAGCTAAGTTCCTAAGAGGATCACCATGAACCGGGCTTATTCGCTTCTCACCGTGAAAGCGGTGGACGAGGAACCGCAGGCAATTACGATCACCGGCCTGGCGACGACGCCAACGCCGGATCGGCTCAATGATGTGGTCGAGCCGCGCGGCGCACAGTTCAAACTGCCGATCCCGCTGCTGTGGCAGCATGATTCCAATCAACCGATTGGCCGTGTCACTCATGCCAAGGTCACGACGGCCGGCATCGAGATCATCGCCAGAATTGAAAAGGGTGTGACCGCCGAGATCGATCGCGCGGGAGCACTGATCAAGGCTGGCCTCGTCCCCGGCCTTTCGATCGGCTTCAAGAGCATCGAGCACGAACACATCAAGGAAACCAAGGGAGTCCGATTCCTCAAGTGGCTTTTCCTTGAGCTGTCGGCGGTGACCATTCCGGCGAATGCCGAATGTACCATCGCCACCGTGAAATCGATCGACACTGCGCAGCGGGCCGCGTCAGGCCACAACGCTGCACCTAAAACCCTCCCGGCGCCACGGGACATCCCCCAACGGAAGTCCACCCAGGAGGGTGTCAAGATGAAAACCCTATCCGAACAGATCAGCGCGCTTGAAGCCAAGCGGCAGGCCAGTGCGGCGCAAATGGAAATCGTGATGCAGAAGACTCTTGACGAGGACCGCACCAGCGATGCGGCCGAGCAGGAGACGTTCGACACGCTCGCGTCAGAGGTCGAGGCGATCGACAAGGACTTGACCCGGCTGCGCAAGCTTGAATCCGCCAAGGCGGTGACGGCTAAGGCGGTGGCCAGGGTCGAGACCGTGCATGAGGGCAGCCTCGCGCGCGGTGGCTTGAGCCCGATCTATGCGGTGCCGGCGCAGCGGATTGCACCGCAGGACTATGTCTGGCGCTCACTGGTGTGCGCGGTCAAAGCGCATTTCACCAAGCAATCCCCTTACGAGGTTCTTAAGCAGGAGTATGGCGACGATGAGCCAACTCGCGCGGTGCTCAGTGTCATCACCAAGGCGGCGGCGGTGCCTGCCGATACCGTGACCTCGGGTTGGGCCAGCCAGCTCGTCGACACTTCGATTCAGGATTACTTCGGCGCACTGATGCCGAATTCGGTTTATCCGGCATTGGCGGCAAAAGGCGGAAAGTTCTCGTTTGGCCGCGCGGGCATTGTCAGCATGCCATCGCGGGCGAGCACGCCGACCATTGCCGGAAGTTTCGTTGCCCAAGGCGCGCCGATTCCGGTTCGGCAAGCTGCGTTCACGGCTATCACCTTCACGCCGAAAAAGATGGGCGTCATTAGCACGTTCACCCGTGAGATAGCCGAGCACAGCACGCCCTCGATCGATGCTCTTATTCGACAAACCATCATTGAGGATACGAGCGTGTCGATCGACTCGGTGCTGCTTGATGCCGTTGCGGCAACGACCACGCGGCCGGCGGGTCTCAAGGCTGGCGTGTCCGCCACCTCGGCAACGGCGGGCGGCGGCATTGCGGCGCTGATTGGTGACATCCGTGGCCTGACCGGCGCGCTGATCACCGGCACTAACGGCAATATCCGTTCGCCGGTGTGGATCATGAACCCGGCTGACGTGCTGGCGGTTTCACTGATTCCCGCCACTGCGGGCGGCGGCGAATTCCCGTTCGGTGGGATTACCGGCGGCACGCTGCAAGGCTATCCGGTGATTGTGAGCAGCAACGTGACTGCCGATACAATGCTGCTGGTCGATGCTGCGGACTTCGTTTCCGTGACCGGCGATTCGCCGAGGTTTGATGTGAGCGACCAGGCCACCTTGCACATGGAAGATACTACTCCGCTGCAAATTGCGACGGGTGCGCAAGGTTCCGGTGTACTTGCCACGCCGACGCGGTCGTTGTGGCAGACCGACACGATCGGCATCCGTATGTTGCTCGACATCAACTGGGGCATGCGGCGGACAGGCGTTATTGCCTGGACGCAAACCATGACCTGGAACTGAACCAACGAGGCCGCGCCAATGCGGCCTCATCTTTCCGTTCCTCAAAACAGGAGGCCATGACATGGCAAAGGGCGATCCCAAGGGAAAAGATCATCCTGCAGCAAAGGCGATGCAGGCGCAGCGCGACGCGCAGACCAAGGCCAACGAGGAGGCGATGAAGCGTATGGAATCATCGCAGCCGACGCCGACGCAAGAGGAAAACGACCTCGCCAAGCTCGGCATTGCAGTAGAGGAAAAGCAGGCCGATGGCTCTGGCCCGACCGTCATCACCAAGAACGTTACGGCCAACGAGCCCTTGGGGGCGCACGGCTACAACACGCGCTCTAGCAAGGCTCAAGAATAATGGCCTCGCGTGTGCGCGGGACGCCGCGTCCCTTCGCGTCAACGTCCCCGTCTGTCACGGGGACCGCCACGCTCGGCCAGGTGCTTACCTGTAATCCGGGGGCCTGGCAGAATGGGGCAACTATCACTTATCAATGGATACGTGATGCTTCGACGGTGATAGCCGCCGCCACCTCGGCTACCTATACGCTGGTGGCGGCCGATCAAACCCACACCGTGAAATGTCGCGTCACCGGCACCAATGGCTATGACGCGGTAACGGCTGACACTGCGAGTACAGGAACGGTGGCTTGATGCGTATCCTCGGCCTGTCGATCCCGTTCACCGGCGAGAAGCAAAAGGCACTTAGCTCCTTACCATATGGGGTTGGCAGGCCGTATCAATATCCGATCATCCATGAACCGTACCCTGGAGCGTGGCAGCAAAACGTCTCGATCAGCACCGATTCGGCGTCGTCGTTTCACGCCGACTTCGCGTGCAAGACTTTGATCGCGAGAGATATCAGTAAGCTGCGCGTCAAATTATCCGAGAAGGACAAGGACGACATCTGGTCGGAAACGACCAACCCGGCGTTCTCCCCCGTGCTGCGGCGGCCTAACGATTATCAGACCCGCAACCAGTTCTACGAATCGTGGGTGCTGTCGAAGCTGTCGCGCGGCAACACCTACGTCTTGAAAGAGCGCGACGACCGCAACGTCGTCACCGGCCTGCATGTGCTCGATCCGACGCGGGTGCAGCCATTGGTGTCGGACGACGGCGCTGTTTATTACCGGCTGTCGAGCGACAACCTGGTCGGCATTGGCGAGATCACCGTGCCCGCGCGGGAGATCATCCACGACCGTTTTAACTGTCTGTTTCATCCGCTGGTCGGTACGCCACCAGTGTTTGCCTCTGGGCTGGCGTCCATGCTCGGCCTCAATGCGCAGCGGACATCCGCGCTGCTGTTCCAGAATGCCTCGCAGCCCGGCGGTATGCTGATCTATCCCGGCGAGATCAACGAGGCCGAAGAACAGCGCGTCAAGGAACAGTTCGAGCAGCGGTTTTCGCGCGCCAACCTCGGCCGCGTGGCAATTCTCAGCGCCGGTGCAAAGTACGAGAAAGTCGCCATGACTCACGTCGAAGGCCAGATGGTCGAGTCACTGAAATGGTCGGCCGAGGTCGTCTGCAGCGTCTACCATGTGCCGCCCTACAAAGTCGGCGTCGGTGCGCTGCCGTCATACAACAACGTGCAGAGTCTTAATGTTGAATACTACAGTCAGGCGCTGCAGTCGCACATCGAGGAAATCGAGGAGCTGCTCGACCACGGCCTCGGCCTCGGCGGCTGGGCCGGCGGAATGGGCACCGAGTTCGACACCGAGAACCTGCTGCGCATGGACAGCATCACGCTGACTACCGCTATTCGCGACGCGGTCGGCGCGGGCGTGATGTCCCCGAACGAGGGCCGCGCCAAGTTCGATCTCAAGCCGGTCAAGGGCGGCAAGTCGCCCTATCTGCAGCAACAGAACTATTCGCTTGAGGCATTGGCCAAGCGCGACGCGCAGGATGATCCGTTCAAGCCGGCCACGCCACCCGCACCGCAGCAACCGGCCGCAGCGGAAGCGGATGTGGAAGATAAGCCGCCCGAGAAGCCGGTTCCCGCCAAGGATATCGCGGCGCAATTCACCAGGGCACTGCAGGCCGTATATCGCGAGGCCGCATGATGGACGACAACGACATCACCGAGCTGGCAAAGGGTATGGTCCCGTTCGTGCGCGACTGCGTCGCCGATGCCACCGCGGTGCCGCCCGAGCTGGCCGAGCAGATCGCCAGCGCGGTGCGGCTGTTGCATGAGTCGCCATCGATCGAGCGTGAAGCACCGCGGCCGCCCAAGGTCACCCGCATCGAGCGCGACGCCGACGGCAACTTCGTTCCGGTCTATGATCAACCTGTCTGAGGCCGCCAGTAACGCCATGCTCGACGCGCTGTCCCAATTGATGGACGGCGGCAGCATCGAGCTGCGCTCGGACGATCGCGTGCTCGCCGTGCTGCGGCTGTCGACGCCGGTGGCCGATCCCGCCATCGACGGCGAACTCGAGTTCAACGAAATCGTCGAGGAAGAGGCCGCGCTCGCGCAAGGCACTGCAACGGACGCTCGCATCGTCGCGGCCGACGGCAGCGAAATCTTTTCCTGCGATGTCGGCGACGAGAATTCCGAGGCGGTGATCCAGCTCAACACCACTAGGATTTACCGCGGCAGTCCGGTGCGGCTGAAATCGTTCCGGCTTGTGATGCCGTGACCCAGCAGATCATCAACATCGGCAGTGCGATCAATGATGGCACGGGCGATCCGGCGCGGAATGCATTCGACAAGAGCAATCAGAATTTTACCGAACTTTATACGCTCGTCCGTCCGACCGGCAATGCGATAGAATTTCAGTTCAACAACACTATCACCGAGCCGCCATCGACGGGACAGATTCGTTTCAATCAGGCGACGCAGGCATCGACCACTAAACTGTGGGCCAGCCATACGACATCGTCGGGCGTCAACATCAAGCAGTTTCTGGCGGCCGCGACGACTGGCGCAAAACTGGTTCTGCAGGACAAGATCGATAATACCAATTACATAAAATTCGATGTCACCGGCGCGCCTGTAGACAAGACGACCTATTGGGAATTTGCGGTCGCCGTCACTGCGTCCGGTGGGAATCTGCCGAATGCGGCCATCTTAGCGGCCGTTACCGCCGCTGCTGGCGGTGGTGGTGCCGCAACGCTAGTGCTACCACAAGGCCGATTGACATTGCAGACCGGCGTGCCGGTGATGACAACGACGCAATCGGCAAAGACAAGTCTGTTCTATTCTCCGTATTGCGGCAATCAGATCGTACTGTACGACGGCACCAACCTAGTACCTACGACGTTCGCCGAATTGAGCAACGTCACCACGGCGTCATCGGTGGGCAATGCCGGGCCAGCGGCCGTCGCCGCCAGTAGCGTTTACGACCTGTTCGTATGGAGTAATTCTGGAACCGTCACACTGACACGCGGGCCGGCGTGGACGAGCGACACGACGCGATCGGCCGGCACCGCGTTGGTGATGGTCAACGGCCTCTGGCTCAACAATGCCGCTATCACCAACGGCCCGGCGGCATCTAGGGGCACCTATGTCGGCACTACGCGCAGCAATGCATCGTCGCAACTGAACTGGCAGCTTCCATCCTCGGCCTCCGGTGGCGGTGCCGGCATCCTGGGGGTTTGGAACACCTACAATCGCGTCATGAGCGGCGGCGTATGCATCGATACCGCAGCAAACTGGGGTTATGCGGCGGCATCATATGGGGCAAGAAACAACAACACCAACAACTCGATTTCTTTTGTTTCGGGCCTGCAGGAGGACGTGGCGTCAGCGGTCAACATGGGTAGCTTCATAGCGATTGGAGGTGATAGCGGGTTGATCGCGATTGGCGTTGACAGCACCACTGTCCCATCGGGTCAAGTTGGGCAGGGGGCAAGCACTACAATGCAAACTGCAGTCGCCAGTTATTCCGCAAGCACGCTCGGTTACCATACTTGGTATGCCCTGAATGGGGCCAATGGAACGAACGGAGCAACTCACTACGGAACGCTGGCATCTCCGTCACGGGTGCTAGACGCCCTGACGCTACAGTTCCTGATGTAAGAGGCGGGCATGGACGCTGGAACGCTGCACGACGCTATTGCCGTTGTATGCCCAGTTGTTTCGACATCGGTTGGTAAGGAAGACGATCGCAGCACATGGTCATTCGTACCGGCCGAAGGTGCAACCGCGGAACAAATTCTCGCCGGCGAAAATGTCATCGCTACCATTCCGATCGATACGTTGGGATCGCTGGAAACCTCGGAATTTGTGTCTCGCTTTACCAATGCAGAGTTTCGCGCATTGCAAGACCGGCGCATGAGCGACAACGGCAAGCTGGGCAAGGATTGGGACACGACCACGGCAGATAGCACGATCCCGCTCGACAAAAAGCGCACCAAAAATATGAAAGCCGACCTTGTCACCGCCGGCATCCTGACGCAGGCCCGTGCCGACGAAATTTTTAGCTAGGTAACCCCTATGGTAGTCTCTGTGACCCATGCGTTCGTGTCGGCCAAGAGCGATGGTTCCGACACTACGCTGGTTAAGCCGTCAGATTGGAACGCGGCACACACGGTAACTGGGGTCGATTTGATCGGGAAGAAGTGTATTCCGATCCCGGCCACGGCTATGACTCCGAATACTACTAACGGAGCCGCGCCGGGGACTGTTGAGACTACGACGAATAAGGTGATGTTTGCTACGCTCGATTTTGACGCGAGCACGATAGAGATGGCACAGTTTGCAATAGCTATGCCAGACTCCTGGGACGAAGGAACCGTTTCGTTCAAAGCAGTATGGTCCCACGCCGCAACCACTACCAATTTTGGAGTGGTCTGGGCAATGTGCGCGGTCGCAATAAGTGATGGTGATGCTGGCGACGCTGCCTTTGGCACTGCGCGCCAGATAAATGACACCGGGGGGACGACTAACACTATCTATATTAGCGCAGAGCCGTCAACGCCTGTAACCGTAGCTGGGTCACCGGCCGCGGGAGACTATGTAGTGTTCGTGGTCTATAGAGCGGCCACGGATGCTAGTGATACACTGGCGGTAGATGCCCGTCTTCACGCAGTGAAGCTGTTCATCACCACGGCAGCAGGGAACGATGCGTGATGTTTGGTCCGCAGCAGTTCGCTGGGTTGACAGTGAGGAAGCCTGTAATTGCCGTGGCGACCGGGACGACCTGGAATCCGGGCAGCACTTCCAACGTTGCGCTGACTGGCGGCAACCTGATCGCTACCTCAACTTCCGCCAGCAATGCCTATTGTAACACAACCACTTCACATAGCACTGGCAAGTATTATGCTGAACTTCTTTGGAGTGTCGCCACAACCGGCGACAACTGGTCTGCGGCAATCATCCCCAGTGCATCTGGGAACTTTCCGGCTGACTATTCGGCGGCCTCGCAGGATTTTATACAGTCGCCATTTGGAACTAACAAGATAGCTTATCCGCATATTATCTCCGGGCAGACTTGTCGAGTAGCATTAGATTTGACCAATAAGAGATTATGGGTTGCGAAAAACGGTGGAAATTGGAATGCGGCCTCTGGGGTTGGCGATCCCACCAATCCTAGTGGAGGACTAGGTGTTGATATCACCTCCGCGTTAACCAACGTGAACGCTTACGTTCTTTTGGTTAACTTTGCCGCGCTAGGAGACTCTGTCACTCTCAATACTGGCCCCACCTACGTTTTTACGAAGCCCGCTGGTTATTCGGATTGGTAGTCAACTTCTGATGAGTGAATCGTTTCAGGGAAACACATTCCAGGCCGATGCTTTCCAATCTGTTGATGTTATTGCTCCCGCATTCGACAATGCCTTCCAAACTAACGCATTTCAGAGCAGCGCGGCGGGGGTCACTGCCGACAGTAGCCTCACCGCCGATAGCGGCTGCTGGACTGCCGATGGCCGCATCATCTGCATCCCCGCAGATGTGGCCGAGTCGGCAAGTGCGTTCGATGCGATCGATGCGGTTGCCATTGCCGGCGGCGCCGTCATCGCGGCAGATGTGGCCGAGGCCGCGTCCGCATTCGATCAGGCCAATGCTGTCAGTAGCGTTTCTGCGAATGCGATCGAGCCAGCAAGTGCGCTCGACGTGCTCGATGCGGCTCTCAATGCGCAAATCCTGTTTGGGACTGTCGACGAGTCAATCGGCTCCGTTGCATTCGACGATAATGCTTTCCAGACCGACGCTTTCCAGGCTGTAGGTGCTGCACTCGACCAGCTCGATGCGACTGTCGAGGCGGCTACCGTCCCGATCGATGGCGGGGGTGCCTACTACCCGCCACTGCAGCGGCCATACCCTGTCGTCGGCCGCGGCTACGGTGTCCTGCCGCAGCTCTGGGGCGAGGCGCACGGCGTCGTCGGCGCGGTCGGCAAGAGTAGCGCGCAGATCGTTGTTCGTGCCGCTGCGATCGGCGCCTGCGGTCAGGCCGGCAACGCGACGGTTACTCTCAGCCTATCGGTCGTGGGCAAGGGCGCGGTCGGCGCCCGCGGCGTGGGCAATGGCATGATCTTGAAAGTCAGCGGCAGCGCGACCGGGTACCACGACGACGACGAGGCGGCGGCCGTGATCGCAATTCTGCTGGCGGCATAAGAGGCAGCGATGATCCCTGCTCCACAATATACATTGCATGAGGCGATCGGCGTCTGCCTGGCCTTGTGCCAGCGCGCATTGACCGAGGTTCGCGCGCTCGCGCCGATGCCAGGGCCAAGGGGCGAGCGCGGGGAACAAGGCAAGCAAGGGCCGCCCGGCGAACGCGGCACCAAGGGCGAGACCGGCCGCAACGCCAGCGACCTGACATTTCTGCAGGACTACGTCGCCGAGCAGGTCGGCCGCGCCATCAAGACCGCGTCGGTCACCACGGCAGACGGCGGCCGCACCCTGCGCTGGGCGATCGGCGAGACCGTCCACGAAATCAAGACCGCCATCGTGCTCGATGCCGGCGTCTGGAAAGAGGGCGCCGCCTATGCTGCCGGTGATGGCGTCACATCAGGCGGCTCGTTCTTCATCGCCCAGGCCGACACCACTGCCAAGCCCGGCAAGTCGGACGAATGGCGGCTCGCCGTCAAGCGCGGCACCGACGGCCGCGATGCCCGCACCGAACGCGCGCTCGAACCCGTCAGGTTCAAGTAATGCACTCCATCCTCGAAATCATCAGCGAAGACCCCGACAGCGCCGGGCCTGACCTGATCAGCCTCGACGACCTCAAGCTTGCGCTCGGCATTGAAGGCACGACCGAAGATGCCACCTTGGCTGCGGCCATCACGTTTCAATCACGCATCATTGCAGAGTATTGCGAACGTCGTTTCGGGCTGGCCGAGGCGGTCGAGACGTTCACCTTCGATCGGTACGAGGACATGCTGCGCCGCCAGGCGCTGACGCTGTCGCTTTACCCGGTGGTCGAGGTGACCGAGGTCTTGAGCGCCGGCACCGGGGCAACCGACTACAGCTTTGATCCCGCCAGCGGGCGGCTGTGGATGGCATCAGGCTATTGCTGGGTCGATACGGTCACCGTCAGCTATAGCGGCGGCTATGACCTCCCCGAGGAATGTCCGGCCAGATTGCAGCGCGCGGTGATTGACGCCGTCAACGCCGGGCGCACATCCAGCTACCGCGATCCCACCATCCGCGAGGTGCAGCACGGCGACGCCCGCGTGAGCTACTTCACGCCATCGGTGTCGTCGACCACGGGTTCGTCGGATTTCCTGTCAGCCGCCGCGTCCGAACTCATCAAGCCGTACCGGCGCCTGCACGTCGCATAGGAGGCCCATCATGTCACTGGCCGGTGTTCTGCTGGGACTGATCAATATCTGCATCGTCGTCGCGATCCTGATCCTGATCGGCTACGTCGCCATGTGGCTGCTCGGGCTGCTCGGGTTCCCGATCCCGGCGCCAGTGCAGAAAATCTTCATGGTCATCGTAGCGCTGATCGCGCTCTACATGATCGTGGCGCTGTTGCTCGGCATACCGTCGGTGCGGATCATCGGTGCGGCGGGGCCGCTGCTGGCATGATCGACTACAGCGCGCTGCTCTATGACCCGATCTATGACGTGCTCGGCGTGCCGGCCACGCTGACCGCGGGGGCGAGCGTGGTCACGCTGACCGTGCTCGACGAGACCCGGTCGAAGACCAGGACCGAGGGCGGCGTGGAAACGAGCAGCGTCGGCCCCGGCGCCTTTGTCCGCATCCCCGAACTGGTCGAGAAGGGGATCGCACGCAGTGCGTGGATCGGCGCGACGCTGACCTTTAATGGCAAGAGCTGGGTCGTGC